GATGTATCTGTTGTTGCAAAAGCAAATGTATCTGTTACAGGAAGTGCAGTTGAAATATCTGTAGGAGATGTTACTACAAAAGCAAACGCTACTGCAATAGTAACAACAAATAGACAAAATTTATCAACGGGAACTGTAACTATTGTAGCAAAAGCTACTATTATTCCAGATAGTAGTAGAATAAATGTTGCAGATGGTTCTGTATTAATTAAGAAATGGGACGGTGTTGTACCAGGAGCCACTATGACGTGGGAAGAAGTACAAACATCTTTAGGTAGTTAATATGTTATTTGGAGGAACTTCATTTTCAGCAGCATCTTTTTCAAGTCCTGGACTAGGAGGCGCTACTGTATTAGTTAATGGTAATAGATTAAACATTGCTATTGGTAATGCAATAGCTGATGTAACAGTTAGAGTAGATGTAACAGGGCAACAAATTAACCTTGCAACGGGTACTATAAATGTGATATCATGGAACCCGATAGTTCCAGGAGCAACTGGTACCTGGATACCTATTGACCCGAATAACCCATAGGAGAATAAATGGCATCAAGTACGTCAAGTGATTTAAAACTAGAACTTATAACAACAGGTGAAAAATCTGGTACATGGGGGACAATTACAAATACAAATTTACAGATTTTAGAACAAGCGTCATCTGGTTATTTATCATTAGCAGTAGGATCTGCTGATGTAGCTTTATCTTTAGCAAACCATGCTACAGCAAATGGTAAAAATTTATACTATAAATTAACAGGCACACTTACTGCAAACAGAACAGTTACTATGCCAGACTCTGCTGAAAGAGTTTTTATTGTAGAAGACGCAACAACTAGATCCTCTTCAAACTATACACTTACAGTTAAAACTGTATCAGGAACAGGTCTTGCTTTACCTGTTGGATCAACAACAGTAATGTACTCAGATGGCACAAACATCACAGGAAAAATGCAGACAAAAGGATATTATACACCAACTACTACATACACTACAGTTAATGGTGACCAGATATTAGTAGATACTTCTGGAAGTGGTATAGGTACTGCAATTACAATTAATTTACCAGTGTCTCCTGCAATAGGTAATGAGGTTACATTTATAGACAGTGGTAATAACCTTGCATCTAACAATTTAACAATAGGTAGAAATGGTTCTAATATTTTAGGTAGTGCTGCTAATTTAGTTTTTTCAACAAACGGTGCTGCATTTACTTTAGTGTATGTTAATGCAACTAGAGGCTGGGTCTACAAAGATAACATATAGGAGCATGGACCATGGCTCTAATTGATTTTAAAGTCTTACCAGGAATAGATAAACAAGACACAACATCTGGTGCGGAAAACAGGTGGATTGATTGTGATAATACAAGATTTAGATATGGACTACCTGAAAAAGTAGGTGGTTGGTCATCATTAGTTACAGACACTATTGTTGGAGTTGCAAGACGTCAGTTTGCTTTTGTAGATTTAGATGGAAATAGGTATATTGCAATTGGTACAGATAAATTTTTACTTATATATTTTGAAGGTCAACTCTATGACATCACACCTTTAAAAACTACTTTATCTTCTTGTACAATCGCAACAACTTCTGGTTCAGCAGTTTGTTCTATTACAAAAGCAAGTCATAATTTAAGTGCAGGTGATATTGTATTATTAGATAATGTAACTTTACCATCGGGTACTGGTTATTCTAATTCAGATTTTGAAGATAAATTATTTCAAGTAACAAGTATTACAAGTTCAAGTGTATTTACAATTACACAAAGTTCTAATGCAACAGCAACAGTTTCAACAGGCGGTAGTTTAGAAGTTAAACCATACGAACAAATTGGTCCTGCAGAACAATCTTATGGTTATGGTTGGGGTATTGATGCTTGGGGTAGTGGAGCATGGGGAGAAGCCGCTTCAGCATCTGACGTTTCTCTTGAACCTGGATTATGGTCTTTAAGTAATTTTGGTCAGGTATTAGTTGCAACAATTGCAAATGGAAAAACTTTTACTTGGAACGCTGGTATTGCTGCAAGATTAACAACTAGAGCATCAACAACTACATCTGGTTTTTCTACATCAGCTAACCCAACAGCAACAAGAGTTACATTAGTTTCACCTACAACACGTCACTTAATTCATTTAGGTACTGAAACAACTATTGGAGATACATCAACTCAAGATGATATGTTTATTAGATTCTCAGACCAAGAAGATATAAATGATTACACACCAACAGCAATTAATTCAGCTGGTACACAAAGATTGCAAGACGGTACAAAAATTATGGGTTCTTTAAAAGGTAAAGAAACAATTTTGGTTTGGACAGATAACGCATTGTACACCATGAAATTTATTGGTGCACCTTTCACTTTTGGTTTTGAACAAGTTGGTACTAACTGTGGATTGATTGGTAAGAACGCAGCTGTTGAAATAGATGGGGTTGCGTTTTGGATGTCTAATAATGGTTTCTTTATGTTTGATGGTACAGTAAAATCTTTACCTTGTTCTGTTGAAGATTATGTTTATGACCAAGCTGATACAACTAAAGGTCAACAAATTTATGCAGGTATAAATAATTTATATACAGAAGTTATTTGGTATTATCCATCAACTAGTTCTGATTATAATGATCAATACGTTGTATTTAATTATGGAGAACCTATGAAAGGTGGTGTTTGGTATATAGGAACAGAAGCAAGAACATCTTGGATTGATGCTAGTGTATATCCTAAACCTTCAGCTACTAAATTTAATGACTCAGCTGTCGGTACTTTTCCAGTTATTGTTGGAGAAGATGGGCTAGGTCAAACAACATTATTTGAACATGAGATAGGAACTGATCAAGTGAACCCTGATGGTAGTACAACAACTGTTACTTCATTTATAAAATCATTTGATTTTGATTTACAAGCTAAACAAAAAGATGCTCAAGGTAGATCAAGTGGTCCTACTGTTTCTGGTGAAATATTCTTAGCTATGAGAAGATTTGTACCCGACTTTAAGGATTTACAAGGTAATGCTAAAGTAACCCTTGCTATAAAACGTTATCCTCAACAATCAGAAACAACAACTGCTCTAAGTCCCTTTACAATTAACTCTAGCACTGATAAAAAAGATACTAGGGCCAGAGGAAGATTTGTTAACATTAAGATAGAAAACACTGATGTTAGTGAGTCTTGGCGTTTTGGAACTTTAAGAATAGATATACAACCAGATGGACGTAGATAATGGCTAAAGTAGTAGTAAGATTACCAGAACCAAAAGAAGAATACGATTTTTCAAATCAAAAACAAATTAATAGAGCTATTACTTTAATAGTTGAACAATTAAATTCTACATTTTTAGATCAAGTAAAACAAGAACAAGAAAGGTTTGCGTGGCTTAATGGCTAATATATATACAAATGCAAAAGTAGATTTAACTACTACATCAGAAACAGTTTTATATACAACACCTAGTAATTCTAGAGCAATCGTAAAATCTTTATTGGTATCAAACGATGCTGGAAGTGCAGCTACAATAACAGTAACATTAACTAATGCAGCAAGTGCTGTATTTAGTTTATTTAAAGTTAAGTCAATAGCTTCTAATACTAGTGAACAATTATTAACAGAACCTTTAATTTTATTAGAAAGTGAGGTGTTGAAAGTTACAGCATCTGATGCTAATGAGTTACATGTAGTGGCATCATTATTAGAAATAAACAGAGATTAAGGAGAAAATATGGCGTTTAAAGAAGAAGGATCAGTAAATTACACAATAATAAATGGTAAAAAAGTACCTGTTGTTAAGTGTGAAACTGAGGTAGTATTAAGAAATATACAAACAAATTATGAATATAATTCTGATCAAGAAGCAGAAGACGATATTAACAATGCAGAAACAACAACACAAAGAGAGCACGTGACAAGATCATTAAAAATTAAAGTAGCAGCGATGCCACCACTAGGTGCAGCATCTGATGAGGACAAAGAAGAGTAATGGCAATAACAAACGCACAACAATACCAGCAACTTGTAAACAAACCAGCAAACGGTAAACGACCAGGTTATCGTGGTATTGGTGGATATCAAAGTGGTAGATCTGCACCCTCTTCAAGTTCTCGTTCAACAAGTTCTCGTAGTACAGCAGGACCGGGAGATACAGGAGGAGAAGGAGGTAATAGACCTTCAGATCAATCTGATAGACAATATAGATCTGATGCTCCACCAGTTGACAAAAGCAGCGCATTACAAACTTACAACACTAAAGTAGCTACAGGGAGATTATCAGATGAAGATTATGAAACATTTGATGATGTTCCATTAAACAAAAGAGAACAAGAATTTAAAGATTTTTTAAATAGAAGAAACCCTGTTAAAACGTTTGGTTTTAGTAAATTTTTTGAAAAACCAATGCAAAAATTTTCTGATTTTAATGCATCAATAAACAGACCTTTTTTTGAAAATGTTATTAGAGCAGGTAAAATACCTGGATTAAGTTTTGATGCAACAGAAGAAGAATTTGAAAAAGCATATCAAGAGTACATGGCAAATAGATTAGCAGGTAAAACAGATGCCTATGGTAATCCAACTCAAGGTTTTTCATACAATGATGATGGAATGCTTACAGGAAATTTTATGGATAATGATGGTGGAAATCAACAAGACCCATGTAAAGGACCTAACCCACCTGCATATTGTAATGTAGGTAATGATGACGATGATGACACAACACCACCTTCAACAGGTGTGTTTGCTGGCATAGCTCCAAGATTTGCTGGTTCTATATTTGATTTTGATAAATTAAGAGCAGGTGCCATGGACGGTGGTATGATGGAAGATACTCCTGAAGGAGGAATCATGGACCTTGAATCAGGAAGACAAATGTATTTTTTAGGTAAGTTAGTTAAGAAAGCAACAAGAGCAGTTAAGAAAGTTGCTAAGTCACCGTTTGGTAAAATGGCATTAATGGCAGGACTTTCAAGCTTTGGTGCTCCAGGTGGTTTAAAATCTTTATTTAGTAGTGGTAAAGGTTTGGGTTTTAAAGATTTTTTAACAAAAACTTTTTTAGGTCCTGAACTTTCAGGAAGAGGTAATAGATCAGGTGGAATATTAGGTTTTATGAAAAACAATCCATACCTATCAATATTAGGTGGTTCAAGTATACTAGCAGGTTTATCGGGTAAAGGTGAAGACGAAGGAGAAATAGATTATGGTCCAGGAATAGACATAGATAGAATTAGATATGCACCTTATAGAACTTTAGCTCCTGGTATTATTGGAAGTAATTATCAAACAGGAACTGAAGGAAGAAAAGATGGTGGTAGAATGGGTTATCAAGAAGGCGGAGACGCAGAACCGGTAGCCAAGAAGACTATGCCATTATTAGATATGGATGGCATGGAAAAAGATTACAGAGAAGACGGTGG